GCCTTTTAGGCTTTAGCAAGAGGAAAAAGCGCCACCTACCCCCCTACCGGGTATACGTACGCCTTCGCTACGTATTGAGTACTACTGAAGCGTATCTAAAAAGCTAATTCAGGGGTGAGGCTGAAAAAAGAGCTTGACGGGCATATGCCCCCTAAAATAAAAATAGGGCGGCGGTGTCTGTGTCTGTTTCTGTTTCTGTCTCTAGGGTGCAGATTGAGCGAAGAGATTGTCAAGGTTCCAGAGGGGATGAGGTGGCGGGATTTCTATGAGGGCAGGGTGCGTCGGGAAGGGAAGGAAAGGCCTGGGTGTGGTGGGGAGAAGCACGAGAGCGATCGCAGGCTGCTGAGCCGTTTCAATGGGGTTTGCAAGGTGTGTAGGGGGGCGATCTATCCAGGTGATTGGATCTTCTGGAACCATCTGACCGGGAAGGCGAGGCACGCGCCTTCTGGATGGAAGAAGAATGATCCGTAGGCAGGAGGCGTTAGACTTGAGGGCATCGCTTTTGAGGCGTCCGCGGTATTCCTGGATGATCGATGAGGCTCCATGGCGAGAGGTCATGTCAGGCCTGCGTTGCTCGGATCTGTATTGGGTCAATCAGGACATGACGAGGCTCATAAAACATGCCGCCAAATCAATGCCAGACGAGACTTTCCTACCGATCGATCCGCCATCTGGCGCGGGCTTAGTTTTGCTCGCCGAACCCATCGAGTACAACTATGACATTTTGGCCTGGTTCGGTTTCGATTCCTACTGTCGCATATCGCTCCTAAGTAGCGCCCACCCGACCTTCCTGACAACGAACAAGGTGCCATTCGGAGCCACCGCGGATCAGGTCGTTGATCAGAAGCCGGAGAGTCCGGACGCCAGGTCCATCTTTAACGAAATGATACGGAAGGCCGCCGAGAAGCTACCAAGACGATCTGGTGAGGCGCCAAAGCCGCGGAAACCTTGGCCGACTCGGGCACTTGACATAGCGGAGATAAAGAGGATTTCCAGGCTTCGCGCGCGCCACAGCACACGATTCAACCAGATGCTATTCCCCAAAGCGTTTTGGGCGATCATAGAGCAGACACTTGTGCGCATTGTGACTGGTCGCGGCGATAGGGCCTCCAGGCGCAGGCTTGAGAAGGCCGGCCAGCCGATACCCGCCGTCAAGTACGTCATGCTCCGGAAGATCCGCAGAAGCACCGGAGACGGGGCAGCGGACATCAACTGGTCCCATAGGTGGATGGTTGAGGGCCACTGGAGGAATCAATGGCATCCGAGGCATCAGATCCACCGCCAGAAGTACATTCTGCCATATGTGAAAGGCCCGGACGATAAGCCGCTTGTGCTCAAGGATGCCCTGAATCTTGTGGTGCGGTAGCTGGCCGATTATGCGCTTACTCGACAGGTCAGCGCACATGGCGTCGGCTTTCACCGGGTCTCGCTCCCCGGCTTCCAGCGCAATCGTTGGCGTGCGGGCAAGGAAGCCGACGATGCCGCACCAATTCGATCCTTGACAGCCCAAAGCCTCGGGGCGTAGGACTTGGGCCGTGAGCAAGAAGCGAAAGCCGAAATCGAAGGGGCGCCCGAACTACGAACTGGCGGACCACGAGAGGCAAGTGAAAGCCCTCGTGGCCCTGGAGCAAAAGCCGATAACCAGCTACCGAGAGGCCGAGCGCGTCTGGGAACTGGCTCGAAGGAACGCCCCAACGGGAGAGATCGTCACCTCATGGTCCGGAGTGGTCACGTGAGGAAGTTGCTCTATCATGCCGGAGTCCTATTGGTGCTGATTCTTTTCACGGTCTTCTGCGTCTGGTTCGACAGGCTCTGGTTCTGGGGAGTTCCCAATTGGGTGCATCCATGAGAGTGATGCTTAACTGTAGCGAGTGCGCCGCTGAGATTGAGGACTGGAGCCTTGGCGCTTCCAAACGGCCGTTCTCGAATCTCTGCTACGTCTGCGCTCTGGCCATCTATATCGAGAGGCTGGCATCCTTCGCCCTTAGAAGGGAACCCAAGCTATGATCTTCGGCATCCGCAAGGAAGCCTTTGCTTTGGTGATTGTGTTCACGGCCATCGAGACAGCGGTGCTGGCCCTGTGGCTCGCCCTGGCTCTAAACGGGATGCTCCTGGTGTCCATTGTCGTCCTGGCCCTGGGTCTCCTCGTGGAGCACGTGCTGGCCACGATTGCGGGGACGAAGGCCAAGTGAAGGACGCCACTCTCGCCACGAGAACAGAAAGAGCGGTAGCGCACCTGGACGCCATTCTCGTGCGCCTCGAACAAGTATGCGGGCGGCTGGAATACCTCCAAGGGAACTCCGGCAGTGCCCCCCATGGTGAAGCCACGCCGCCCGCAGTCATAGATCCCGAAGCACAGAAGGCCGCGGATAGCTACATCGAGCGTCGCGCCGCGGAAATCGAGGACGAACGCTCCTTCTTCGAGGCCGAACGGGACTTCATCGAATGAGCGACATCGTTGGATTGTTGGCCGAATTGGTCGAGGAGCGTCTACCAAAGAAGGTGCGCGTTGAGCATTCGCATCGGAGACGGTCGTGCATCGCGGACGCATGGGCGGTCGGCCCGCCGCGCTTCGCCATGGAGCGCAATATGTCCGGTACCTGTCTCTACGTTTCGCGTCAATATGCATGCCTCAAGAAAGCATTCCGGCACGGCAAGAAAGACGGCCCAATAATCACCGTGAGCGCCGACGCCTGTCGGTTCACTCGGTATTTCGGATTCAGTGGCGTATCATCCAGGGCGGAAGCCGCATGAGCGACGCCCTCACCTGGAAAGACTTGGACGAGAAGGGTACCCTCGGCGATCAGAAGATCGAGGCCCTCGTGGACGCGCTGGCCCTAGGGAAGATTTCCTCGAAGAAGGGCATCGCCTACTACTGCGATCTCCTGGACTGCGACGAGCAACAGCTATACCGGAAGATGTACAAGCCCAAGATCATGAAGGCCGTCCTGGAGCGGATCCAGTTCCGGGCCGCCTATCTCTTGGCCCCCGCCCTCGATGTCATGGGAAAAAAGGCCATGAGCGGAGACAAGCAGGCCTTCCGCCTCCTCTCCCAGGTGTGCACGCTCATTCCCATTGGGGGCGTCTCCTTCCAGATGAACACCACCATAGACGCTCGCCAATCGGGCGTCACCGAGGCTACCCAGGCCTGGGCTCACGAGTACTGGAAACGCGTGAAAGAGGCCCATGGAGCGAACTTGAGGCTCATCGAGGCCGTCCCTGTCGAGCCCGCCGACTGAAATAGCCGCAGAGGATCTAGAGTCCCGCCCCTGGCTCCTCCACATGCCCTTCATCGTGCCGAAGATCGTGCCTTTTCACGAGTCGAAGGCCGAAATGCGCCTGCTTTTGGGCGGAAACGGCACCGGCAAGACGACTTCCGGAGCCTGGGAAGCCGTCTGCTTCTCCACCGGGTACAATCCCGTTAGGGATGAGCGTTACCCGGTCCCCAACGAGGGCTGGATTGTCTGTTTGCGCTTGAAAGACCAGGGCCCGGTCATTCGGGACGCCCTTTCCCGCTTCCTGCCGCTCACAAGGGGCAAAGACGGGGCGCTCCATCCCGGCTGGACCTACTTCAAGCAGCAGGACTACTACCAGATCAAGAAAGGGTGCCCCGGAGCAGGTTCCATCATACGCCTGAAGCAGCAAGAGGACGGCCCAGAGGCCTTTTTCGGAGGCCGCCCCCTCTGGATATGGCCAGACGAGGAAAAGGCCGGCTCCGTGGGCGAGCGGAACATGAACCAAATGCTCGCTAGGCGCACCCCCGGCCAAAAGCTCCACATCTTCATCACCATGACCCCCGAGCACGGATACTCCTGGACTTGGCGGCGCATCGCGGACCCGGAATCCGAGGAGCGCATACCCAACTTCAATATCTTCGAGGTATCGAAGTACGACTGCTTGAAGGAAAACGGCGGTTATTTAGACCGCGCCGAAGTCGACGCCGAAGCCGAGCGCTGGCCCCTCTACGAGCGAGAAGCCCGCCTCTTCGGACGCTTCAACCCAATGGGAACGCACCCATTTTTCAGCCCCAGACTGCTTCTAAACGCCATGGAACAGGCCCCCAAGGGCAAGAAAGCGAGGATGGAGAGAGGTGCCTACGATCAAGTGGCCCCGCGGGATGATCCGGAAGGGCCGGGAACGATCCTCAGAACCCGAGAATCCGGGCACGAGTACATTGCTGCATGGGACCCTTCTTCGGGAGTCGGAAAGGACTTTTCAGCGTTTGTGGTGCTCGACCGAAACGACCTTGCCGAGGTTTTCTACGCCTCCTCGAATCAAATGGACCCGGACCTCTTCGCTCTCCAAGTGGTGCTCCCAAGCTGCAAGTACTTCAACCAAGCCAAGCTCGCCGTCGAGATCAACGGAGAATCCGGCGGGGCCGCGCTCGGAGCCGTAAGGGGCTACGAAAACCTCTATTACGCCAAGACGTGGGACAAGACTACCGCGCAGCAGACCGACAGGCTTGGGTGGCGCACCACGGATACCGGCCAAGGGGGCGGGACGCGCTCTCGGCTCTTCGATTCCCTAACCAAGACGCTGCGGGAAGGCAAATGGGCGCCGAGCTTCGATCTCTTGAAGGAGATGTGCAACGTGGTGTCCACCAAGACCGAGCGCGGCTGGCGTCCAGACCACCCGGACGGGAAACACGACGATCACGTGGTAGCCGCAGGCATCGCCCTCGCCATCCACTACGAAGAGCCCATTTACGACTGGCCCCCGATTGGCCGGCACGCCGTGCGATGGGAGCCCAGATTCAACTCCGGAGTCCTAATCCCCTGAATTGGGGGAAAACACCCAACATTGGGTGAAATAACCCAAATTCCGTTTGACACGATTCGTGCCACGGGCGCAGCATTCGCGCCATGGCGGAACAGTATCTAGAACAACCAGTTCAGGAGCCACCGGCCCCACCGGAGAAGGAAACCGATCAGCCCGCGTGGCAGTACGCCAACGCTTTAGTCCGAACGCTCAAAGCCCAAGCCGACCCATACATATCGAAGTTCGCCGGATACCGCTCCTTCTTGTTTGGGAAGGGCCACTGGAGAGCGGCTAGGACGCAGTCCGCGAAGACACTCGAGGGGTGGGCCTTCCGCGGCGTTGTGAACGATCTCTACGCCGTCCACGACACGAAGGTGTCAACTCTCTCGGGATCTCCCTCGCAGGTCACTGTAGAGCCGGTAGGGGAGGACTCCACCGAACTACAGCGGCTTGAGATCAAATCCGTGATCGAGGACGAGATGAAACGCGTCTCCTTCGATCGCGTGAAGAAAGACCTCGTGCAATGGGGAAGCGAAACCGGAATCGGCGTGGCCATGTGGAGCGCACGACCTGACGCCCTGACCGGCGACATGGAACTATTCCTTCAAGCCCTGAATCCCGGCGAAGTGTTTTGCGATTCAGACTGCTTCGAGACTGCGAACGTATGGGTCTGGTGGCCGCTCCTCAAGATGTCTCAACTGCGCCGCATGTGGCCCGAGAAGGCAAAGCAGATCGTTCCCGACCTCCAGCCCACGGGAGCCACGCCAAGCGAAACGATCAAGGCTGACTCTACCGACGACAATCTGATCTACGGCTCCGCCGGCGAGTTCATCGTCGATTCACAGGGCATCAAGGAGCGCAAAGCCCGCTGCGCCTTTGTCTGGATCAAGGACCCCGACGCCATCATTGAGGAATTGAGGGAAACGGTACTCCAGGAAGCGACGCCGGGACTCCGATGCGTCTCCTGCGGCGAGACATTCGATCAAGATTCTATGCCGGACGGCCTCACATCCATAAATCCATGCCCCGTATGCGGCGGCGATCTCCACGATGTGACCATTCCGCCAAAGACGAAAGTAGACAGAATCGTCCAGCGCGCCTATCCCTATGGCCGCCTCATGGTGATCTCTGGAAAGCATCTCATCTACGACGGAGAGAACCCGTACGAGATCGAGGAGGTTTTCCCGGGGGCCGCCTACCACCACTTCCGCATACCCGGCATCCTCTACGGCTTCGGGGATGTGGCCCTACTGAGGTCTCTCCAGGAGGAGACAAACACCACTATCGGACAGGTGATCGACTACATCCGCCTCTGCGTGAACGGAGTGACCATCTATCCGATCGGCTTCAAGGGACTGAGCACGCTCGGGAATACGCCAGGCGAGAAGATTCCCGGACCCGACCACGCACCGTGGCTTCCCTATATCCTCTCGCCCACTGGATTCAACGTGAGCGCCGCACAACTAGGCCTAAACGCCCTGGAGCATCACTTCATCGTAGTGGCTGGCCTTGGAGATATCTCGGGGCAAGCCTCCAGCCCGCCTATATCGGCCACCGAGGTAGAAGTCACCGCGAATCGCACAAGCGCCCGCATGAAAGGCCACGCCACGGAACTTGGCATATGCCTTTCGCGTCTGTGCTCCATTCAGTGGCAGATGATGAAGCAGTTCTACGTGAAGCGCCGGGCCACCGTGCAAATCGCCCCCACGCATCTGAGGAACGTCGAGGTCGAGATGCAGGCGCTTCCATCGGACGTGCGCATCCGCGTCGATCTCTCGCTCGAAGCCGCACAGATGGACAAGCTCCAGAAGCAAGTGCTCCAGGGATTCATCGCTCAAGGCGGCCTAGAACATCCGGACGCCGATATTCTTCTCGAAACGTTCGGAGCGAATCCCGCCCGCATCAAGGAACTCATGCAGAGGAAGGCCCTGAGACAGGAGACGGGCGTTCCCGCTCCTCCGCCCCCAGTCCAGGGAGAACCAGCAACGCTCAACGCAGGAGGCATGTAATGGCGCAACAGTATTCCATGAACATCGGGAGCCAGGGCATCGAGCAGGATCGCTCCTGCGATGTGATCGGATTCGACAACGTGAATGAGGACGTATCTAGGACCGGCCGGGCGGTTCCGGAAGACATGCCAGCGCCGCTCGCGGATGCAGTGATTCGCACGTCGAACAGCCAAGAGATCTCAGTCGGTCCCTCGGCCGGAGACATAACCATGAGGACCCGCAATGGTTGACATTCCATATTTCGATTCACTGGCCCAAGGCACCGGGTACGCGAACGTGCCGAGTCCAACGACGGACGCTCTGCCGACCGGCGGAGTCGGAGAGTCCCAGCACGTACAGGGTTCGTTGAACGGCCCAATGGAGACGGCGATTGTCTCCCTCAAGACAGAGACGGAAAGCGCTCCGCTGACCGGCTCTTTCTTGAAGTCGAATCTCCACGATGACTACTGGTTGA